TCAAGTCTTGCTTTTAATATTTTTTCTGCATTATAAGCAAAATAATTCCAACTAGGTTCTTGTGCAACTTTAAAATAGTACTCTAATAAGTCATAACACAAAGATATTCCATATGATTCTATCAGGGCATCGGAAGCCCACTGCTCTACGTTTAAGTTTAATGTTGGCTTTGCTTCATATTTTTCTTTATGATGTTTTGAATAACGACTTAGCAAAGCCATGCGGTCTTTGCGCTCTGCCATTACTCTGAAATTTCTGCCTTAGCCTCATTGATCTTTTCAGTCAATTTAGCCTCTACAAAGCCGTATACACGCTCCATAGCATCGTTTGTAGTCTCGCCATCCCTCTTAGAATCTACTACGCCTAAATCAAGCCTAAGCGATTGAAAGTTTCCAAGATTTAATGTATATCCTAATGTAACAGAGACCTTTGTCTCTTCATTCTTTTCCATCTACCCTCCAAAGGGTCTAGTTAATACTTTCATTCCAAATTGGAATATATCTACCATCTTCAGTTTTCGTATAAGTAAGTATACCATCACCCATTCTACGAGTCAACTCTTGTTTTGTAGGAGTTCTATTATTAGTTACTAATCCATCTTTTCTTGGTTGACCAATATGAATAGATGATAGTATGTCCCTTATTTCCTTTATGTGGCTTTCAGAATAATATGCCCTTTTTTGAAATTTTCTTTCTCCACCAACTGTGCTTCCAACTGGTGGTGGAATTACTCCTCTTTTTATTAAACTAGGCAAATATTTTTTATGCCTATTAATTAATACTGCTGTTTCACCCATAGTGTAGGCTTTTTCTCTTTTCTTTTTAAACTCATGTGTAAAACATATTTCTACACGATCTTTGTTTATATTATATAAAGCAACAGTACCATTTGATCTACTGCTATGCTTTACCCGTACAAGATCACCATTTAAAAACCAAACAGTTTTATTCCCACTGATTACAGGGGACTCATTGTACTCTTCGCTCTCAATACTTCCTTTGCGAAAACCCATCTTCCCTCTTTTGTTGAATCTGGTGGATGAAAAAATTTTCTTTTACCACATATAATACAATATACTTCTATATGACCTAGAGTTGTATACTGCCTATCTATAAATATTCTACCATTACATTTTATACATTTCAATTTGGAATTCCAATAATTAATACATTAACATCTACTGTTGCTGAGCCACCTGCTGAAAATTTTGCAACCAAGGTTGCCTTTGATGTTGTAACATTATTAATAAACACAGAAACATTTTTTCCAGAATCAGTGTTTCCTTTATTCCAAGGAGTTGCAACAACAATTGGAGGATACTTAAAACTAAAATCAATATCAAAAGATTTTTCTTCACCTGCTGTTACTGTTGCAGAATTAGCAATATTTTTTACTACGCCAAAAATTGATGCTTGTGATGTTGGTACAGAATTTGGTGTTTCGCCAACTCTTTCTATTTTAGTTATATTAGATGATGTTGGAGAAACTTGTTTAACAAGATCATTAATTGTTGTAACAATACTATTGATGTAAGCAACATCTAATGGTTGCCCTCTTTGAGGAATTGGTAGTTGTGGCATAATATATAATTATAGCACATGCTTAGCAGTTTTAATAAGTATATGATTTGAATTAATAATACGATCATATGTAGGAGAATGAATAATAACACTAAAATTATCAGTGGTATCATCATCTAAATAAACAGAAAAAGATGGAGAAAACACTCTTCCATAATACTCATAATCAGACACTGTTGGTTCTCCAACAGCCTTATTTAAAGCAAGATAAACATCATAGTAATTAAACAAATAAGAATTATTTGGAGTCCACCATAAATTAACAACATGTATTTTTTTTCCACCTGGCTGATTTATTTCTTCTACAACAGACTGATAGGAAGTTGTAGTAAGTTGTGTAACACTTGGTACTGTAATTTCATGAATTTCAGACCAATGTGAAACTCTATTTCTATCATCTGAAATAATCCTATATCTTAATTTATATTTTCCAGTTTCACCACTAAATTCTGGGAGTGGATCTATAATTGATTTTTTAATATTAGAATCTGCCATTATTGAACACCTAAAGCCATCCTAAATTCAATATAGTTGTTTGTATTTGATGCTTTTAAAATTGGTTGCTCTGTTGAATTCTTAACAGTTGTATATGCAACTAAACCATATAGTGGATTTTGAGTACTTATATTATCAACACGTATTGCATCTAAACCAACATAATAATTAGATGATAATGATCCACCATCTACAACACATGAGTAAATCTTTATTGATGTTATATCTTCCCACGAAAATCCACTATCCTGTACAGCATCTGAAATATTTTTTTCAATAACATAGTATCTATTTGATGTAAAGTCAACTCCATCATCATCTTTATTAACTTCACAAACTAATCTTGCTTTTTTAGTGGATGTATTAATAAAATCAATAATAATTTTAACTTTATCTGTATCATCATATGTTGGATCTAATGTTATATTTGCAGTTTTATTAATTAAAGAAAATGCAATTTTAATTTTGTCAGATAATGAGTTTTGTGACAAATTAATAGAAAGTCCAGTTTTTAAAATATGATATACGGAAGAAAGATCTGTTGATGCAGTTGCATCTTTTATGCTAGAAAAATCGCCAGCAACAATAACCATATTATTAAAAAATCTACATCTTTCATGATATTCATTTCTATTTGGTTTATAAAATGTTCTGTTATCAGAATTAGTTTGAAATACATCATAAGCAACATCTATAACGTTGTCATTGTTTGAATCTAAACCATCTGGATCTAAAAATATTGGAATTGCAGTTGGTGTTGTAGTAACATACTGCCAGTTTTCTTCAGTTGAAAATAAAACAATATTACGACTATCAAAACCAGATGCTGCTGGATTTGAGCCTGCAGAATATATTCCAATTTCTGTTATTTCATATTTTTCTTGGCTTGGAAGTTCTGATGTAAAAACTAATTTGTTAGTACTATCCTCATAGACATATCCTCTAGAAGAAATTGGAACCCTGAACATTTCAAAATCTAAAACCTCTTTTTCTGAGTATCCAACAAAATCATGAGCGTCTGCTGTACCAAGAGGTTTTGCTCCACATCCAAATGCCATATACGATGCATATGCTGGTGCTGTTCCTAGCATATATTTAGCCACTATCTCTTTTCCAATATTAGTTATCATGATGCATACTCCTCAATTAAGTCTGTATATATTGTACCACCTGAAAGAATCTGAATTTCAACATTTTCATCATTTTCCATATCCTTTATTTCAATAACTATTCTTGCATATCTATTGTAATATGTTACTACTGCGGTATATATAAGATCTGTTCTGGGAGTTGTTGCAATATAAACATTTTTTTCGTTTGTGCTTTCCGTTGTTGGAACATCTGGAATTTTATTATTTAATTTAATGGGAAAGTTTAAAAAATACGTATCTGATGTATCTTGAAGCGCTATTATTTTTTTAGGATCATAGTTTGTTTTAAAATTAGCAATATTTATTATTGGCTGATAAACAATATTTTCTGGATTAACAAAATTAGTATTACTTAGCAGTAATAACTGTTGTCCATTTATTTGTTCAAAAAATAAATATTTAATTACATCTATTCCTATTGGATTTAAAGATGCTTCGTTAAAATCAACATATTGTGGCGTTGCTATTTTTACTGGAGATTTAACTGTAACTGATGATACTGAAGGACTATAACTAATATTGCCACCACTATTTGTTGGTATTGAAGGTGATGGCGGAATTGGTGCAACATAAGTAGATGGATTTGTTTGATTGCTTGGAATTTGAAATCCTGGAACTCCCATATAATCATCAGAAAAATTATTATATGAGCCGTTGTTTGTGCCAATTGGATTTGTATTTGTATATGTTGGTGTTGTTCCAGGTGCTGTTAATCCAGGAACTCCCATATAGTCATCTGACATATTACACCTCACTCAAATATACTGTCATTTGTGGACCATTGTTGCTTCTACCATACTCTATATTATAAATAATAAATCTAGAAGTATCTGATGTAACTAAGTTTATACCTTCTTGATTTTTATAATCAACTGAAACTATATCTCCTAATTGTAATATTGGTGTGGCAAATATATTAACACCAATTGCTTTTTTAGGTGTCATTAATTTGCTTACTATCCAACCCATTAAATTTTCTGCATCATCAGAATTTTGAATATAATCGCTTTCTATTGAAAATTCATTTTTGCCATATGTCATTCTACTTATTTTAATATTATCATATTGTTGTTTTTCAATCAGTGGGGAGTATACTATGTTGTTTCCTTTTAATTCTGGATCTGAGAAACTTGATCGTTTTTTGAAATAATCATCTACAGTTAATTCTGCAGATCCATCTTGTGTAAATGCAATTCCATTAATATTTACAAAATTATATGACTCTGTACCTAATCCAAGTATTGAATCTGTTGCATTAAAAATTAAAAATTCTGCACCATATGCATCTGCTTGAAATCCTGAAACAATATATTCTTTTACTTTATCTGGCATTTTAATAATTTGTGCCGAAAGTGCTGGATAGGCATTATCAAATCTAATATTAAAATATGCACACTCTCTCATAATTGTTCCAAACTCTTCAAAATAAATTTTAAATTTGTTTGGCTCTGCTGCACTTATTCCAGATAAATATGTTTGTTGAAATATTCCGCTTAATGCATACTTATTTAATGATTGATTAGATGAAACAAGATCCCCTCCAAAAACTGATGCCATTGGCTCAGTAATAAATTCACCAGTATTTTGAGAATAGTTTTCTGTCATTGCAAAAATATTTTCAAACATGCATTTTGATGCTCCGCGAGTAAATAAAGCAATATCATTGTATTTTGGTAAAGGATTTTTGTCATCTACTGTTGCAATCAAAACATTATTTATATATAAGAAAAATCTTCTTGAGTTTGTATTTAATACATTGTCTAAATATTCTACAGATAAATCATATACGGTTGGGTTGTTTTCTTGATATTTTCTAGATACTCCCACAAAATTTCCAGAATCTGATAAAATATTTCCAGTTCCACTCCAAAGCAATTCTGGTATTGCATTTGATGACGATGAATCTTTATTTATTTTATAAAATATAATATTAGCATTATCTTTTGTTCCACTATCTAAAGAAATTACTTCAAAATAATATCCATTATTTGTTTCAGAATTTAACAAAACTGCAATGCCACCAGAATTTCCAGATACGTTGGTACTTTGATTTGGAGAACTGGCATTTGATTGATAGTATGTTGTTCCATCTAGCGTGGTTACTTTTGTATAAACTTTACCATTTTCATCTTGAGATTGTCCAATATTTGCACCAATAATTCTAATCCTAGTTCCAAAATGTTTAAACCTATCTTCTAATGTTTTATAAACATAACTAATATGATTTAATGGTTTTGGATCTGTTGTTGTAAAGTTTGGTCCTTTAATAATTAAAGCAGAAGATTGCACAACTCCTTTATTTTTGCTTGGGTCAATTTTATTAATTTTTAATATTTCAGATTCTGTTAATGTTGTTTGAGATAAATATCTTTTAACAATTCCATTAACAGTTCCTCTTTTTGCTAAATCATTACTAACTCCTGCTGCTCCAGTAGTAACTGATCCGTCAAATGTTGTTGAACCAAACAAATATTGTGATTGCATTTCACAGCCTTTTCTATTTGCCTGATCTGTCCAATAATCCTGTAGTCCAGAATAATGAGACGTTACTTGAGTTCCAAACTGACCTCTGCCATGTTTTGCCACTGCACCGTTTTGCATTCTAGTTACATTGTTTACTATTTCATAATATGGTTCTGCAAAAATTCTAACACGACCAGTATGATATATTTTTCCATTATATGGTAAATTGTTTAAATAATATTTATATTCTGAGTCACTACTAATCCATACATTTCCAGTTCCATCTACATTATATTCAACAGCATCATATTTAATAATCTCTCCATTAGCATATAAATATCCTTTATGTCTTACAATTAAATAAGTGCTTTCACCAAAATCTATTGTATTGTTTATTAAAATATTATTTTCTACTATTGGTAAACTATTAGATAGTTCTTGATTAAGTGTAAGTGCTGAAAGAGTATAGCCAGTTGTTTTTCCTTCTTTTTGTAACTCTTCTATATCTACTATTTCCCATAACTTAGACGGCTTATACACCCAGTTTTTATTTTCTGCACTTAACGCAGTTTCTTCTCCCAGTGCAGTATACGTCTTATCAATATATCTTGATTTATATGTTATTTTACCATCATTATAAATTTTTTTATCTTGAGATGCTATTGAAACAATATTTGGAAGATTGTTTGATATTATTTTTTTATTTTTAGTTATGTTTTCTTTTATATGTGTTGGAGAACCAATAAATTTATAAGAAGAAGATCTTTCTGTTGCACTTGGCATTAAATAGTTTTTACTCATTACAACAAAATTATTATATTCATCAAAGAACATTGAGGTTTGTGTTGATACCGCTAAGTCATTTAATACTTCTGCAAGATTTCTGTCTGGACCAACAAAAAAATATGGAATTATTGGATCTTTTTCTCCAAAGTTTCTTTTATAAACATAATTACTAAAACCAATATAATCTAATAATAATGATATTGCATAACTTAAAGAAACATTAGTTATAAAAAGTTGTGGTGCTGGCATCGATTCAAAATGAAAATAAAGATCTCTTAAATCAATTGATATTGTTCCACCAGTTATATCTGCTTGTGGAAATCCTTCTGAATATAATGTTTTAATTGGAACTGTATAGTCATACCCATTAACATTAACAATTGTTTCATAAAATGTAAATTTAATATTTTTTCTTAAATAATCTTTAATAATGCTGTTTGAATTATTTTCATTAAATGCTTGTTGATCATCAAAAATATTAATTGATCCAGTTGATGCTAATAATTGTCCAATTGGTAATGCTCCAGAACCAAGATCTCCTAAAGACTTTGTAACTTTAAAATCAATAACATTTGATGAAATGTCTACTAACAATCTTGGGGAAAATTCAATTAAATCAAATGTTGATTCTGATTTATTCATAGTGTCAACCACAATCCTAATACCACGAATATAATCAAACTCTCTATATTTTATTCTGCTAGTTGCTGGCTCTATAAATGAATTTGGAGAAGTGAGATCTGTTACAAAATGTTTTGTTTGATCTAAAGAATCATCTGCTAAAAACCATGTATACTCTGGAACAAACAAATCATATTCATCAGTTGTTTCATTCCAAACATGGTAGGTTCCTTTTTCCGTTGAGTTTGAAATAACTAAATATGCATACCCGTCTACTGATCTTTCAGGCAGCAATGTTGTAGAACTTAAAACTTCTGCATGTATAAAACGACCTTGAAATTGTGTTGGAATTTTTAAACCATATGAAAGTTCTACATATCCATCTTCTTTAATAATTGCAGTTCCATCTGCTCTTGTAGAGGTAGCATTAAATTCTTGAACAGTTACCCATTGATTTCCTATTAAAGTTTGTATTTTCCAGTTTTTTGGAGTTGTTTTATTTATATCTCCATAAAAAACATCAGAAAAACTTTTTGTTGGAGTTATGGAAGTTCCAAGATCTACACTACCAACATTAGTTTGCATTTTAATAATAATCCTGTTTGCTGGTAATGTATTTTTATAAACAACAAATGGTGCAGCATCGTCAATATAATACATCGTTCCTACTGGTCTATTTGCTATTCCTCTTTCTGTAGTATTTGTTGAACTTGCAGATTCTTTTTCTGTTCTATAAGAAGTCCAATATCTAAATTGATCATTTCTTGTTGGCATATAGTATCGTGGACGTTGTGTAAAAAATGTTCCCTGGCCATTTAAAGCATCTATAGTGTAGTATGGAAAATAATTATTATTTAAAAGAAGCATTTTATTTATTCCAGACCTTGGCCTAAATGGTTTAAGGCAGTCTTCTAAAGAATAGTAAATGTTATACTTTTCTTTTGTTGAAGTATATAAAATTGGAGAATTTTGATTATCATATCCACCATCAACCACTACATCAGCATCTGTAGCACCAGTATAAAAATTTCCAGAATCGTATTGATCAAAAGTTGATTGTATTGTTGTATATCTTGTATCTGAACTTTGTGGCCTGTATCTATAGTTTCCAACTTTAAAAATATTATCAGGCATATTCATATTCCACTCAGCAATTATTTTAGATTTTAATCTAATTGTTGGTGAATTTAAAAAATGATTTTTTAAAGTGTCATTTTGAAACATTATACTTCTTCCAATGATACAGACACATTCCATAAGTCATGATTTGTTCTACCTCTTTTTTCAACACTATAACTAAAATCACTAAAATATACTTGAACAATCTCATTGTATCCAGTTAAATGTTGAAATGCTGCATCATTTTTTCCAAAGTTATTATACTTATCATATGCTAAAAACATCCAAAATGGACCCTTATGATTTTCATACCAGTCAAGAAGTTCTACTCCACCTGCACCGCCATCTGCAGTATATTCTGTAGTTTGATCTGCAACACCAACAGCATCAAACTCAGCGACATTTGGGTATGCTCTTGATGGTAAATTTTGCCATGAAAAAGAAATTGTTAACTTGTCTGCAATATGATAAGATCTCATATTTCCATTAATCATTCTTTCTCTTTGCTCAATTCTATTAGGTTTAAAATCAAGTGCTGATCTATTATGATCAGACAAAATAAGAAATTGATTTATACCACCAGTAGTTAAATACGAGTTAGCACCAATTTCTTGCCCAGTAGGAACATAAAGGCCGTCTATAAGAGTTCCAGCATTTTCAGACCATAAAACTCCTTGTGGCCTAGTATGTCTTTTTCTTCCAACTAAATATGCTGATGTTGCCATTATCTATTACTCCTAATTCTTTGTGCATCAATTTGTCTAATTTGGTTAATTACAGTTCTTGCAATATCGTTTGGATTAGCATTACTATTAGACACATTAACACTAAGGTTATAATTATACAACGAATTGCTGTTGCTTGGTAGTTGTCCTCTATTAATTCTATCCATATTATCAATACCTATTGTATCTACTGCTTTTTTCTTTACAACATATTCTCCAGCAGATAGCATTGCAGGAATTCTATCCATTCCTTTTGCATATCCACCACCTGCAAAGTAATTTATAAAGCCACCATTTTTAATCTTAAAAATACCATCTTCATCCATAATATTGTTTGTAGACTTGTTTATTTTTCTAGATCTTCCTATTCTCTGAATAAGATTTGCAATTTCTCCAGGTGCTTTTGCTCCTGGCTTTACTAGTGATGGATCATATTTCATAGATCTAGTTACATATCCACTGCCAGACTGAACAAGTTGAACCGCTTTTAACTTAAATCCTTTATCTGATCCTGGTAACCAATTTGTTGTATAACTATTGTCTTTTATACCAATATATCCTTGATTCATTAAACCTTGTATATTAGAAAATATTTCTGGACTTTGTTTTCCTCCTGCAGGGAATGCACCTGTTGCTCCAATTTCTGATAAACGTAAACCAGTCGTACCTTGCACATCGCTATAATTTAAAAATCCTTTAGATTGTAAAATTTTAAACTGTGTTAATGGGTTTAATTTTGGCTTATATGTATTTGGTCCATAATAATTGCTATCCAATGTTCTTGTGCTAAGTTTATCAAAATACATTCCTGGACCCATACTTCTTCCAGTAAGAATTGAAACTTGATCCATTGGTTTAATTTTATCAATAATTTCTTGACTAGAATGTGTGCTACCTTTAATTGTAGACAGTGCTTTTGCTCCTGGACCAGTTGCAAGTTTTCCAGCAACTCTACCTACTGGAATTGGTGCGACAGAAAGTGCTGCAGAAATATTATCTCCATATGAAGATTTTGTATCCATTCCAAGCATTTGTCTTGCTTGAATAATACCAAGAGATGCTGGATTAAAACCTCCATTAGCAGCAAGATCTTGTAGTGTTCTTCCTATTTGTGGTAATCCAAAAAAGTTAGCAGTTTTTTCCCAATTTTCTTTTTGCAATATTGGAGGTATTTTCTTTGAGGTAGTTGTAATTCTTTCTTGCCATGCTCCACCGCCACTTGCTAATTTCTTAGCATTAAGCATCTCAAATAAATCAACACCATATTTTCTTACGCTTGATGCATTTACAACATATTCTCCATTTGAAAGCATTGCTGGTATAGAGTCAGATGTTGATGTTCCTGGTCCACGAACTTTTCCTCCATAATTAAATCCAAACCTGTCTCGTAAGTAATCGGCAGCATCCTGTCTTAATGTTCCAGCAACAGGAGCAGATGGTAAAAATGGATTATTATTTTGAGTAAACCTATCTAAAGTGGCACCAGTTCTTTGACCAGTTTGTAATTCAGATTTTGGTTGAGGAGCAATAACTTTATTCTTTGCCTCTACATACGCTTCTGCTGCCTTAACCATCTTTTCAATTTCAAGAACACTTAGACCAATTGACTCTCTAAGATTATTTACTTTTGTAACATAAGTTTCAAATGTTTCTCTTGCTTCTTTGACTGATGACTTTAATGCTCCAGCATCTCCAACAACACCCCTTAAAACATTCTTTATATATGTTTCTGAGTTAGTATTTACTCCTGCATTTTTTGCTAAGTCTAAACCTTCTAGAGCATTATCAATTTCTTTTCTTGTTAATCCCATTTGTTCTTGAGTTAATTGTCTAATAGTCTTAAGCATATCTATTTCTTTTTTACGTAATTCATCTTTTTGGTTTTCAAATTCAATCTCTTCACGAAGTCTACCTTTATAAGTTACATTATTAATATCTTGTTCTTTTCTTTGTTCTAGGATTCCCCTCTTACGTTCCATTTGAGATTGTGCTTCAAGTTCA